AACATCGACATTTGCTTTGTGTCGTATGATGATGAACCATAGTATAGAACAACGTTTGTGCAACCTTTAAGTTTGCTTTCAAGCGTTTCTGCCTGCCACCCTAAGCCGCTATGTTTCCAACCCTCGCATAGTTTGTTGACGGCTTTTGTAGGCGCACATACTATCTCACTGTTACCACCTATTTCTTTTATCTCTCGGCGGTATACCTCTGTTTTACTGACATTTAGCTTTTCTGCCAATTTATCTATCAGTACCCAACAGTAAGCATTTGCGTCAAGTGACCTCTTTTTCCTGTACTGTTTGACCTCGACAACATATTCTTTGCCATCCTCTAAAGCTGATATTAATGACGATAGCCACGCTACCGCCTTAATACCGCTCTCTTTATTGAATATCTGTTTGTTCATTATTTTCTACCTTATAATCTTCTGCCATTTGTTTTGCGTTCTTTGCGTATTGAGGATATTCGGCAAGTTCTACTTCGTCAATATCCTTGCCTAATGCAGTTTTTAGCAACTCTCTTATCTCTTCCTCTGTCTTGCCTGCTCGGCTTGCAAAGTTCTTTACAAAACCTTGCAACGATTTTTTTATAACGATGTTAGCACTGTCAACCAATCTATTTAAAAACAACACATACTTTCCTTGTGGTAATTCGGTTAATTCTTTTGCGACGAATTCATTTAATAAAATGTTGAGCGTTGTTTCTCTATTTGCTTTTGGGAACACACGCAAGATATTTTGTATTTTTTTTATCTGTGTTTCATTGATGTATACTTCTTGTTGGGGCTGTTCCTGTGGCGGTTGCGGTTGGTTCTGTTGATTTATAAGTGCGTTTGCCAATTCGTCTGCACTGCACATACTTCCGTCAATACCCACACCCAAATTTGCCAATGCTCTGCCCCAAGCCGAGGTTTCACAATTTTCTATGTAGCTTGTCTTATTTATAAAACTGCCATTCGCATCCTCGTATGCGTGTCCTGTCGCAACGATTACGCCGTCGGGGTTTATTATTTTCGCAACCATAACAACCCTTTTATCCGTCAATTCCACTATCTCACTTGTAAGGCTGTATTGAGGGAAGTTCTCTCTAAACGCCTTTATTCTGTCGTTTACAAGAACATATTCTTTGCCTTTTATATTCGTTGTCGGTAAATCTTGTTTCATATTTCTGCCTCCTTTGCAAAATTATCTATACAATCTTCGCAGATAACCGTATCTTCAATATCGTAATATTTTTCACCTACATATATAGGCTCGCCACATTCATCACAGGTGCAGGCGACAACATCTTCACCGCAACTATCCTCACCATAGTTGCCTGTTATTTCTCTGTCTATATCTACATATCCAAACATTTTATACACTCCTTAAAGCTTGAAATCAGCATCTATAAAATACAAATTTTCTTTGCTGTCGTATCTTAGGGTATAGTCACCGCAAAATCTATCAAG